GAAGGACGGCACTAAGCTGACTGTTGGAAACATTCTGGACTCTGGCCTAACAGCAAGTAAGCCTGTCTTTACAGACGCTAGTAAGAACTTGGTGTCTACTGGAACTCTTGGCGTTGACCAAGGCGGTACAGGTCTAACCACTTTGACTGCTAACAACGTCATTCTGGGTAACGGAACATCCACACCCACTTTTGTTGCACCCAGCACAAACGGTAATGTTTTGGTGTCTAACGGCACTACGTGGACATCTGCTGCACCTGCGGCATCTGGTGTATCTCAAGCGCGTGCAACAATGATCTCTTTCATCTTCGGTTTCTAAGGAACTACTATGGCCAACCCGAACTTACTTGCCGCGACCACAGCGTCAGGCACAACTACATACCTCACACCCGGCGGTACAACTGCTCTGGTGCTTGTGCCTAACGCCGCATCTAGCGGTCAGGTTTTCAAGATCAACCAGATCGTTGCGGCTAACGTGAACGGCTCTTCTGCGGTGGACGCTACTGTGTCTATCTACACTAACGGTGCTGTGGCTCAAGGCTCTGCTCCATCTGGCGGAACGGCTTATCCAATTGTGTCTACAGTGTCTGTCCCTGCTGATGCTTCGTTGATCGTGACTGATAAGACTACAGGCATGTATTTGATGGAAGGCTCATCTATTGTGGTGACATCCGGCACAGCCAGCGGTATTACATACAGCATCTCATACGAAGTCATTAGCTAAACGGGGAGCAGTTCATGTCCAATCGCTACAAAGGCGGGGTTATCTCTGCAACACCACCAACTTTGGTTGCTGGAGCAGGTGCGTCTGGTACTTGGACATTGGAGCAGCAGATGCAGGCCACCGCTGCTGGCCTATGGCCCGTCAACGGCCCTTTCTATATTGAAGATGTGTTTAGCACATGGCTTTATAACGGCAATAGTTCTACACAAACCATCACCAATGGCATTGACTTGTCTGGTAAAGGTGGATTGACTTGGATTAAGGTCAGGGACTTTACATATAACAACTATTTGTATGATACGGCTAGAGGTGTTTCAAACGCCCTTTATTCAAATGCAACAGATGCACAAGCATCTAGTTCTAACTTTGCTTCATTTGATTCGACTGGATTTACATTAAATTCTTCTGGTGGTTTAAATAATTCTTCATATAAATACGCCTCATGGACATTCCGCAAGCAACCAAAGTTCTTTGATGTTGTGACTTATACGGGGAATGGAACTTCTGGCAGAACTGTGGCGCATAACCTTGGGTCTGTGCCGGGTTGCATCATCGTTAAAAGAACATCTGGTGACCCAATTGATTGGTTGGTTTACCACCGAGGAACTGATGCAACATCTCCGCAAAACTATGATTTAAAGCTAAACACAACTGCGGCTAGGGTTCTTCAATCAGGTTCTTGGAATGATACGGCCCCTACATCTACAGTATTTACTTTAGGTGATAGCGGAACAGGAAATACAAATGGTGAAACCTACGTTGCCTACATCTTCGCCCACAACGCAGGAGGCTTTGGCCTAACTGGTACAGACAATGTTATTTCGTGTGGGTCGTTTACTACTGATGGGTCTAGACAATTTTCTGTAAACCTTGGTTATGAGCCTCAATGGGTGCTTCAAAAACCAATTAATCAAGTGTTTCCTTGGCAAATTGTTGACACCATGCGTGGGTTTGTCGTGTCTGAATTTGACCAAGTGCTTGCCCCTAATACATCGGGGGCAGAAGGTTCATCCAACAACCTGATTCAACCAACAGCCACAGGTTTTAAATCCACAGGAACTGGTGATAGCCTTTACGCTGACGAAACCTACATCTACATAGCCATTCGCAGAGGCCCGATGAGAGTGCCTACGAGTGGGACTAGTGTCTTTGCGGTAAGCCAAGCGTTAGAGCCATCATCTTCGGCATTATTCACGGCTGGATTTTCGGATATGTCTTTGCACAGTCCACGGGTTCCCCAAACTGGTAATGGTCATCTTGTTACGGATAGATTGAGAGGTAACGGTGTTACTCTTGAAACACCATACGCTAATGCTGAAACAACATACAATTATTTTAAATACGATTCAAATGCTGGAGCGTATATTCCAGCATCTGGCTATTTCAACAACGCTGGTGGCGGCGCTAATCCTTATGTGTTGTCGGCGTTTCGTCGCGCTCCACAATTTTTTGATGAGGTTTGCTATACAGGGACTGGAAGTAATACAACTCAAACGCATAACTTAACTGTTGCGCCTGAGTTAGTAATAATTAAATCAAGAAGTGGCGCAATTGTTTGGGTAGTTGGAAGCACAGCAATTGGCTTTAGCAATTATTTGCTTTTAAACGCAACAGATGCTTCTGCTTCTGGCTCTAATGTATTTAATAACACAGCACCAACTTCAACAGTATTTTCTATTGGTACTGGTTCTGGCACAAACCTAGCGGGAACAACCTATGTCGCCTACCTGTTTGCCACTTGTGCTGGTGTTTCCAAAGTAGGTTCATACACAGGCACAGGCGCGACACAGACCATTAACTGCGGCTTTACAGGCGGTGCAAGATGGGTGATGATCAAACGCACTGACAGCACGGGTGCTTGGTATTATTGGAATTCTGCCAGCGGAATTGTGGCAGGAAATGATCCCTACTTGACACTGAATACAACTGATGCTCAAGTAACAAACACCGACTATGTGGATACTGCAGCTACGGGATTTGAAATATCATCCACAGCCCCAGCCGCAATCAATGCAAACGGTGGAACCTACATTTTCCTTGCCATAGCTTAAGGACAAAACATGAGTACAAAGTACCCCGGCGGGTTTATCACGAAGTCCCCAGTAGCGCCAACATCATCGGCGGCTTCTGGTATCTGGACGCTTGACCAACAACAGCAAGCTCAGAAAGCCGGTACTTGGCCCAGCCCACCTATATTCATTGAGGATTTGTTCTCAACGTATTTGTATACAGGCAACGACTCTACGCAGTCCATCACCAATAACATTGATATTTCAACTAAAGGCGCACTTGTCTGGGTCAAAGGTCGTTCTGGGACTTATGGAACTTTTGACCATACTTTAATAACTACACCAATCAGCAACACAACTGCACTTAGCTCAAATACAACTGGTGATGGTTTTGGTATAGGTGCTTCGGCTTTTTCTCCAACAACTACAGGATTCAATTTAAATACTGCAAGCGCATCACTTAATAATAACGGAACTAACTACGTCTCATGGACATTCCGCAAGCAACCAAAGTTCTTTGATGTTGTGACTTATACGGGGAATGGTGGGTCATCACAAACAATTAACCATAATCTTGGCTCTGTGCCTGGTTGTATGATTGTTAAATCTACTTCTACTGTAGAAAACTGGAAGGTCTACCACAGAAGTTTAGGCACACCAGCGTATCAATACCTTTTAAATCTAAACACTACTGATTCTAGAGACTTTACCACTTCTCGTTGGGCTTCAGACCCAACTTCAACAACTTTTACAGTAGCCTCAAACGCAGATGTTAACGCTTCTGGTGTTACCTACGTCGCCTACCTATTCGCTCACAATGCAGGAGGCTTTGGCCTAACTGGTACAGACAATGTAATTACTTGCGGAAGTTATACGGGAAACGGTAGCGCATCAGGCCCAACAGTAACACTTGGGTACGAGCCTCAGTTTGTGATGATTAAAGCGGCTGTAAATGTTCGCACAAGCCCTGAGAGCTATAACAACTGGGCAATGGTTGATGTTATGAGGGGAATGCCAAACCCAAAGACGGGGGTTGGTTATGCGTTAGGCGCAAACTTATCCACTGCTGAAGACGGAGGATTTTTAGCCGCTAATAGTACCGTAGTTCCAACAGCCACGGGTTTTCAAATTACTGCCAACGAAGCCATGTACAACTTTAATGGCGCTACCTATATCTACATAGCCATCCGCCGTGGCCCAATGAAGACCCCGACAGTGGGGACTAGTGTGTTTGCGCCCGTTACATATGCGGGAAATTCTGCGGCTCAAACAATCACAGCAGGTTTCCGAGTTGATATGGAGCTTGTTGGATGCCGTACTGGTGGGCAAGGTTGGGAGCAAGCCTTTGCAGATAGACTTCGTGGTAATGGTAGAGTTTTATCGTCTGCATCTACGGGCGCAGAAGTAGATTGGAGTGCCAATTTAACAAATGAATTTCAGTCAAATACAGGTACAAATAGAACAGACGCATATTTGAACTTTTCAAGTTTAACTTTTGTAGACTGGATGTTCCAACGCGCCCCCGGTTTTTTTGATGAAGTTTGCTATACAGGGACGGGAACTCCTACAAACTTTACGCATAACTTGGGCGCAGTTCCTGAGTTGATGATTGTTAAAAGACGTGACGATGTTAGTATTTGGGCGGTTTATGCCGCGCCACTGGCAAACGCGGCAACAAATTACTTCCAACTAAATAACGACAACGCAGTAACAACGGGCAACACGATTTTGTGGAACTCAACAGCGCCTACAAGTACTGTTTTTACTATTGGCGCATCATCAAACATTAACACTGTTGGCTCAACAAATGTTGCATACCTATTTGCTACCCTCGCAGGTGTTTCTAAAGTTGGAAGCTATACAGGTACAGGCGCGCTTCAAACTGTTAACTGCGGTTTTACTTCAGGTGCTAGGTTTGTACTCATCAAACGCACTGACAGCACCGGAGACTGGTTTACTTACGACAGCGCACGGGGCATCACATCAAGCAACGATCCGTATTTGTTAATGAACAGCACTGCCGCTGAAGTGACTGGCACAAATTATGTTGACACCGACACAACTGGATTTAAAGTAACAGCCGCCGCACCAGCAGGTTTAAACGCTAACGGTGGCACATACATCTTTCTCGCAATTGCTTAAAAGGAGCACATCATGGAAATTCGTTTACGTTCAACAGGTGAAGTTATGTATGAGAGTGAGTTCCGTACTCGCTTCGCTCAGAACTTGCCACCCCGTCCAGTAACACAAGAGTGGCTTGACAGCTACGTCAGCGACCCCGCTGGTGACATTGTGTTTGAAGGCCCACAGGCTACAGGCGGTACGGTATATCAGTACAGCCAACGCTCTGGCGTGGAGCAGCTTGACGGCAAGTGGTACACAAAGTACATCCTTGGCCCAGTGTTTACAGACCGCGCCGCATCAGAAGGCCAGCCTGCCCAGACAGCCGCCGAGCAGGAAACTGCATACAAGGCAATGAAGGACGCAGAGCAAGCCAAGTCTGTACGTGCAACTCGTACCCAACTGCTCAAAGACTGCGACTGGACACAGATTGCCGACAGCACTGCGGATAAAACTGCATGGGCTACCTACCGCCAGCAACTCCGTGACATCACAAGTCAAGCAGGTTTCCCTTGGACAATCACTTGGCCTAAAGACCCTAACTGGGTTGAGCCTGCCTAATCATGTGGGACTGGGCTGAAGCATTCATTGCGGCGGCCTGTATAGTGGCCTTCGTCATCTATGGCACGTACGTGATTGCGTGGACTTTGGTGTAATGAATGCGTTGGCTGTTGATGCTCTTTTTGGTGTTTCTACCGGGAGCCGCCAGCCAAGACAGGAAGACTGAATACCGCTGTGTGCGGTGGGCGTGGACGGGTGATGTTTATAACCGCAAAGTTGTTTGCCTACAGTGGGAAAAGGTTGTACGGAAATGATTGATCCGATCATCCTTCCCCTTCTCTCTC